CACGATTTAGGGTTGCAACGTTGCCAGCGGAAGTAGCACCAGCGGTAGCACTCTCTGCAAGATACTTACGGGTATTCTCTAGAGTAGTTGCCATAACTGTACGCTTGTTACCTTGTAGGCCTTCTAACAGTGCCTCTTTGGTTTCCGACCAGCGTGACTCGAGTAGTTGTGACATTTTTAGTTCTCCTTAAACTTTAAGTCCCGCAAGCCTGCGGATGTCATATATTTCAGCGGTTTTTTCTTCACCACTGACTGTTTGTGCCTGCTTGTCGCCTGTAATAACTTCTTTGGTTTCTGCCTTTGATTCGGTTAATGCCTGTTTTTGTTTTTCGCTCGCATTGTTCATTACAGCTGGCAAATATTTGTCAAATGCTGTGACCAATTTATCAGTTTGAACTGATTCGAGCAATTCCTTCATGATCTCTTTTTTATCTCTAGCTAATGGAGATAAAAGTTCACCCATGATTTCTTTTCTGTGAGCTAAATCTTTAGAAATTTTCAGTTGGGCTTCTCTCGATTCTAGAACTTTCTGTGTTTCTGCTACTATCTTAGCAGCTTCTTCGAGTTCAGCATCTTTTTGCTTGACCAATTTCATTAGTTTAGCAGTTTCTGTTTTCTCGTTTAAGTAGCTTGCTGAAAATTCGCTAGCGAAACTTTCAAAAATTCTACGACCAAAATCGTTTTTACGAGCCTGTTCGATATCCTCTTTAAGCTGAGTCATTTCTCTGTTTAGACCATTTGAAATTGCCTGTTCGACAACCTTGGCAGATTTAGTAATAAATGCTGTCTTAATCTGTTCAAATTTCTCGCGGCTTTCTTTAATAAGTCTAACTTTTGTTTCTGCAAGATCTTTTTTATCGTTGTGGAATTCAGCAATTTCTTTTGCTAAAGCATCAACGATAAATGATTCTAGTTTCTGTACGTTCTCAGCTACAGCTCTACGATCAGCTTGAAGTTCTACAATTTCTTTCTTAAGATTTTGAAGTACGAATGATTCTAGTGTTTTAGAATCTTCTTTCATTTTCTTATGATATTTTGCACGAGCTTCAATTAACCCTTGTCGATCTTCTGCGAACTCTTTGAGTTCAGCAGTTAATCTATCTGCCAACATATTTTCTACGGCTTCCACCATAGCTGTTTTGTCATATTCATATTTTTGCGCAAATTCTTCGCGTAGTTGTGCGGTTAATTGCTCCCGCAGCTCTTCGGCGACTTGTTCACGGTTTTCTTGAATACGCTGTTCCCAGGCAGTTTCAATTTCCGATTTTACTTCTTCAGAAATCACAGAGTTTTCAAATAATTGTTTTACGAAATCTAGCATGTGATTCTCCTACTGTTATTTGAGAGTTGAAATTATTCGTTTCAAGCTCTCTGCTATGTATTTCTGTGCCTGTTTATCGCCTTGTACTTCATGTGCTAATTTTAATGCCTTATAACCGCCTGTGTTGTTCATCAAGTGTTCATATACTGGTGTTGGGTAAGCTCCCGGGGCGGAAGGTTGTGCTACTACGTCAACTGTGATAATCTCAAAACCCTGCACATTACCACTTCCGTCAACTTCGCCGGAACCTCTGCTTGATACACCCAACTTAACTCCCGACTCCAACATCGTGGACACTAACTGTCCCATTGGAGTGGGGAGAATTTTTAGTTTTCCGTAGCCGTTAGGACCATCCATCCACATCTTGGTAATCATATGACTAACACGATCTAGATTGATTTTCAAATCCTGCGGGTGATCAACTTCACCTAGCACGGAGTATCCGCCAGAGATCTGTTCGTTAAGCGTCTTGACAGCCCTATCAATTTCACGAGAAGAATAAACACGCTGGTTTGCATTGCGGATGTCACCTTGGATGCAAATGCCATTTAGATACAGCGACTTTTTACCGTCGCTGCCCTCGTCTCGCTCCAGAACAATCTTAGCCTGGTCAAAACTCAAATGTTCGCTAAGTGCAGTTTTCACTTTCACGTCCTATTACCTACGACCACGGAAAAGACTTTGTGCGCCTTTGTCAGCGTCTTCTGCTGAACCTTTCTTTTCTGCGCCGTGACCTGGTTCTTTTGTGCTAAAAGCAGATCCAGCTTTGCCGCCTGGCACATTGATATTACCGGTCTTCATATCTTGGGCTTTGTTGTTTGCTAGACCGCCAGCAGTACCTTTATCGCTGCCGTCTTCTTCACCAAACTTTATTGCTTTGCCGCCCATGTCGTTTTTGCTGAATTTCATTCCGCCTGCGGAACCGTCGGCCTTTTCAGCTTGACCTTTTTTTTCTGCGCCGTGACCTGCAGGAACTTTTTCTACGTATTCACGAACTGTTTCTAATTCTGGCTCGATGCTATCTTTCATTTCATCGTCGCCCATCTCTTCGTCATCACCTTCCATGGAATCAAATCTAGCTTGTAGTTCATCGACGATAGCATCTAGATCTTGAAAGAGTTCTTCTTCACTCTTGTCATCCATATCTTCGTCGTCCATTTCGTCGCCGATGTCCCCTGCTAAGTCGTCTGTTGGATCAGCATCGTCGAGATCCATTTCGTCGTCGCCTTCTACAGCAATTTCTTCAAATTCTTCGTTTTTTTGATCGTCGTCGTTGCTGTCTTCCTCATCGTTGTCATCTTTCATTTCTTCTTCGATGAGTGATTCGTATATTTCACGTGACTTAGCTACTACATACTCGTGAAATAGCTCTTCTGCTTTTTGTGATTCATCATTTACTAAATGCTCGAGCATCTGCTCGATGAGCTTGTTATTATCTGCCATGCTATATTCTCCTTAGGTTGATAGGCTGTTGATTTATTTACGTCAAAGATTACAAATCTGTGTTAAATGGTAGTTTTTTGATTCGTTTTATGTTTGTAAATATCCCGAGCTGAATCTTGCATTGAAATCTTTCACATACATATGCTGTAAATTAGACTGAGATGCTAATTGATCCGGAATAAATGCTCCTTCTTGAATTACTCTATAAAATTTTATGTTTTTGAATTCCTTGATTACTTTATCAGTTTGACTGAGCCAATTTCCAAAATAAGTAGCTGTATCTTGACTTTTCTTATAATTGAACGTGTCAGCATAAACATTATTAAATTTACCGCCGAGTCCGTGATAATCAAATCCTAATATGTATATATTTTTATATCCTTTAGTTGATGCGAACCAAAGTGCGGTAGGACCACTGCTCCAGCCTTTGTGAGGAGCGAAAAAATTAATATTAGACTTTGTGGTAATACCTTTATTTGGATTGGTCCACACTTGATGTGTTTTATGATAACCTGATCCGATTATTTCGTTTACCATTTTTACATCTACAGCCACGAGATAATCCGGATCAAACTCCCTATAGATAGCGTTACAACCATAAACAGTTCCTTGATCTATTAATTTAGTATGATCAACTGTTAATCGACTTGTTCCGTTACCTAAAATAAATGCTATTTCAGACTTATTCTTGCTGGGCTGGGGGCTGTCCGTACATCTGGCGGATAAATTCTTTCTCAGACTCTTCTTCAAATTCGTGTGCCTCACTCTGCTGTCTTAATTGATTTATCTGTTTTAGAGTTAGTCTGATTTTTCTTTTATCATTTTTTTCCAAAACAGAACTATCTCTCTCATTAGAGTAACGATGATCAACAGACATATCACTGTTTTTTTCGTTGAAATAAAGGAATTCAAGAAGAAGCATAATGTATTTATTCAGCAGGAGGTTCTTCAGCCGGTGCTGTTGCCTGTGCAGCCATATCGGCAGGCGCTTCTGCAGTTTGATCAGCTACTTCGCCACTTATAGCTGTTGGAGTAATACCAGCACCCCTAAGTTCTCCAGATGCATCAGCTGCGCTAGCTAATTTAGCTCCGTTTTCCTCCTTCCAAAGTTGTTCATTTTCTGTTATTTCTTCTTGTGTCATACCTAGGAAACGCTTCATTGCGAATCTTTTACTTAGGTAAGGAACTTCTTGGAGTTGTGCAAATGTAGATACTCGAGCTGTATCTAATTCACTTTGCCTATAAGCTGCGAAGTTTTGTGGATTATTAAATTTCAATTCGAATACACTAGAATCTATATTAATACCCATGTCATTGAGCCATAGTTTAAATTCTGTATCAAATGATTCAATTATACTGTTTTGCAATCTTTTACAATATTCATTGAACCTTAATTCTTGTATATAAGCAGTCCCGACTTTGCCGTCGGCTAAAGTGTTAGGAGCTTCATCAACCGCAGTCGGTAAGTAGCTGCTAGGAATTCTTAATGCTCTAAACAATTTGTTTGTAAAATACCGTAAGTCAGTTATTTCACCTAAATTAGTGCCTCCTGGCAAAGTGTCCACTTTTGAACCTCTTCCTTCAGCAGTCTGTGGGAAGAAATAATCCTCATTCGAACTTAAGGGGTTATAACTGGCGTCAATCATGCTTTGGCCGCCACCGGTCGATGAAGGAATACGGCGCTGTTGTATTTCGTTCTTTACTCTCTCCACGAAAGCCATAGCCATGTGTGCTGGCATGTTACCGACATCTACATAGAAAATACGCCTTTCCGGAGCACGTTGTATGCGATAGATGATGATAGCATCTTCCAGCAGTTCTTTCTGCTTGTAGACTTTGAATACGGATTCTAGAATACTATTTCCAAATGGATAATTGTTATCTAAACCTTCTGATAATGAAATATGAACTATATGATTTGCATTAACAGTAACTTCATTTGTAGCATTTTGAAATCTTGTTCCTGGAGGTTGTGCTGTGCTACCAACCATTCCCCTTCCAAAGCTTCCTCCACTTACATAACTACTTGTCCCGCTAGGACTGGTATTTGCAGTTCCGTGAGGTGTAGTAGCAACCAAATCTTTGAAATTAAAATTTAAATCTCTAATTACATATTGTTCTGGAATTTTTCCTGTGCTTTCGTTTACAATAATTTTAGATACTTTTGCCGAATCTACATGTAGCAATTTTTTAGTTTCAGGATCTCTTATAAAAAAGAAGTCTCCATATTTTAAAGTATTTCTAAAAATTCTAAAAATACGTGTTTCGAACTGTTGTTGCCTACACCATTTTTGAAGACTTTCTTTTATTAATTTAACTTCTGTGCTAGTTGGTTTATGTTTAAAAAATACATGGAATGGTGTTCCATTTTCTTTATCTTTTTGTGTGCAAAATTCCGATAGTATGTCTAATGCAGCATTTACTTCAGAATCCATATCCATGGTATCATACTGCATGTATCTGTCAATTCTATTTGGAGCGCCGGCATAAACGTCTGGCAAAAAACTCGAATAATTGGCTCTAGCAGGACCGGGTCGACTCCCTCCTAGTGGACTAAAAGTTGATTGTCTTTGTTCTAATTCTACTGGTTTGAAATATTTTTTCCAGGACATTTTAAATACCCTTGTCTAATACATTGGCATTAGAGACTGTTTTTTGAATTCGCATAATTTTCTAAATCATCCGATCAATAGATCCGGATGTCCAATATTTTTCTGAACTTTTAGTTGATTATTTCCAATGTCAGCAAGCATACTGTTAATAAACACTAATTGATCCATCTTAGTATTTAACGCTGTAAGCAGATCTACAAGAGCGTTCTGATCACCTCCTCCGACGATGTGTACTGGTATGGTTTTACCGTCTGGTAGAGGCACAACAGCTTCTGGACCTGCTTCTCCTGCTATACTCGCTCCGCTGGTAATACCTCCAGATGCCAGCATGTTTTTAGAAAGTTCGTCCAATGTTTGGCTTGGTTTAATAGCTAAAGCAGAACCAACATCTACTCCTCTTTTAGTCGCTTCTTGGGACATCAGCGCGATCTTATCGGCCATCTTGGTTATCTCTACCATGAAGCTTTCACTGAAATTTTGGCTAACATCAAGTAGATTGCCACCGGTAAGAAATTCTAGTTTAGCAGTGAGTTCTCCTATAGTAGATACTAGATTTTCTGTGCTTAATCCGGCAATTTCTACAGGAATTTTCTTACCGTCCGGTAAAGGTACAACCGCTTCTGTACCGTGCAAAGTAGCATCAAAACCTGATTTCGGCCCGGATAATATTCCACCTTTGGCTGCTTGGGGTTTTCCTGAATCAGGAGTAACTGGTTTACCTGCATTTGCTACCATTACCTCTTGGCCAGGAGCAACTGGGTTATCTGCGACTCCTCCCCTAGCTTCTACTGGTTCGATGTGCCATGTTTCTCCTGCTACCGGCCTGTGAAATCCGTATTTGCTAAACAGTCCCATTTGAATGGCTTTGTTTGCATGAGCAGATTGCATGTCGAATGCTAACCCAACTTCGTGTTTGCTTCTTCCTGGACGAGCTGCTCTAGGACTTCCGTATTTTTTAAATAGCTCCATCTGATCTTCATAAGATCTAAACGCTGTGTTTATTTGTATCTTTTCACCAGTAGCATTGAAATATTCTTGGGCTAATGCCGCTAATCGTTTTTTCGTACCACCTTCTAAGCCATTTAGATCAGCCCCCGACGGAGTCTTAACAAACTGTCCAAGATCTCCGATCATTTCTTCATCGCCCGGTGGTGCTTTACCTTGCTTGTCTCCTACTGTAGGTAATTTTCCACCGCCGGACACTGCGCCTATACCGGCGCCACCGCCACCACCTCCAGCACCACCGCCACCACCACCGG